CGAGCCGCCTAACAAACTCCGATCCATTCGCATTACCTTGAGTTGTCGAGGTAATAGCCTTCCCATTTTCCCTTAGCACTTTTGCCAAAGTGCGTCGAAGTAAAGCGCGGGTAAGCCATTTCCCAAAATAGTCAGGCAAGATACATGCGTGGATTTCCGGTCCATTCATCAATACCGCCCCAGCAAGCTCACCTTCAATCATTACAGGTTCCGCATACCAGTTCGCTGTCCCATCAATGAATTGCTCTAACGTCATGTAACTGCGATTCAATTGAGACCGGAATGCGGCTGAAATAACTCGATTCCGATCCAATGAATCGTCTTTGACATTATCTATCATAAATGCCTTTAACGATAGCTAAAAACTAATTACGATCAGCTTTTCAGGAAGCCGTCGAGTTGCGAAATAGTGACGCCCACTGCGCCTCCCATCGCATGCAGGGAGTCGCCCGCCGCCATATCAGGTACATCGACATCGATATAGTCATTTGCGCCCACTGAGACAGCCGGGAACACGTTGTTCGCCGTTACCGCGCTGCCGCCCGAAGGAACCGCATTGAGCGTCATCGCCACCGCTGCCGCAGTGGTATTTGCCAGGCGCACGCGAAACGATTTCAGCACCGTAGTGGTGGGCGAAGTTGGCACCGTGTAAATCAGGGTGTCCGCTGCGGGTACCAATTGCGGAATGAAGAATCGTTGATAGGTGATTGCCATGATTTACCTCAGTTTGGCATCGGTCACGATGGTGACGGTCTGCGTGTTGATGATGTAGGCCAGCGCGTAATATGGCGGCAGATATGCGGTCGCGGTGGTGGTATTGTTGCCGCTGGTGCGCGGTGTATCGACGGGCGTTGCAGCAATCGATTGAACGACCGTCGTCCCGGCTCCCGACTGCACCGCTACCGTGGTGGCCGCGTAGGTTGTATTGAGGTCGTTGTAAGGGTGCGTATGCGTGGGCAGGTTGTTCGCAATGATCGTCGTTGACCCGCCTGTCGCATCGGTTACATACAGATTGCCCGAACCAACAACGAACTTGTCGCGCAGATCTGGCCGTCCCGCCGTGCCGTCTGCCAGCCCCCACCCAGCAGGAATATCGGCAGTCAGGCCGCGATAGATGCGGATGAAGGTCAGCGGCTTGTAGCTTTCCTTGGTGAGCACCAGTTTTGGCAACGCATGCCGCTGAGGAACGCGCTCGTCTACCGGCTTCGGCTGCTTTGTACGGCGGGGAAGTTGTGCATTGCTTTCCTGTGCTTTTGCAACCATGCCCGCATTGTCTGAGCGATTGCGCATTAACGATTCAGCAGCCGCATCTGTCTCGCCGCTCACCCCCCCAGTTCGATCAAATATCGATTGCAGAAACAGCCACCATTGCCGGTTCCATTGCCCCGTTTTCGGGTCGATTGGCGGGACGCTGAACTGCGGGACGCCGCTTTGAGTATTTCCGCTCATGCGCGAGTCTCCCCACCGCGTAGCGTTGCGCCGACCACATCGCGCGGCACAGGGTCGGATATCGATACCTCGTAGACGCGGTCGCGCGCCATGCCGAGCTGCCGCCATATTGCACGGCGCAGGTATTCGCCAATGCGCCCGATACTGCGAGAATGCTCATTACCCCAAGTGAATCCGCCGTCATTCGACATTCGCATCATCGCTTGCGGGTCACTGCCTTGGCCGTCATTCAAGCCCTGTCCCGGCGTGAATTCGATTTGCAGCCAGGTGTTCTTAACGCGGTTGCGCTCGCCTTTGTCCCATACGTGCGGCGTGCGGCGACGCGCGATCAGCATGTCCGGCCCATCGGTGTAGGCCTTGCGCGTCATGTTCCAAATGGTGCCATTGGAATAGTCGCCGACATAGATCGTCCCGGCCAGGTTCATGGCGCAATTGGACTTGTGGCGGCGGAATGTTCCCGAGTCGGCATCCCATCGGGCGCGCTGGTGCCATACATTCGTAGTCAGGTCATAGACCCATGTTGCATCAGCAGTCGGGAATGTCAGCACATAAAAGGAGTGGCCCTCTTCAGTGTAGACATAGGCGAAGGCATCATCGACCGTTGCATATTGGCTGATTGCATAGGCGATCGCGGGCGTCGTGACGGGGTTGTATTGATAATCCTGCGTCATCACGACCAGATTCTCGCCGCGATTCGAGCGTGCCAGCCAGATCAGACCCTTGCCGGTCTTGCATAGGGTATGCTTGGCCGCGCAGCCAATCTCGATAGTGGCACCTTGCAGGCGCGAGAATGGGAAATATTGATTGCCGGCGTCGTACCAGATTTCGGTAGTGCGCTCGCCGATCAGCCATAGCTCACGATTGTTCTCAATGTGCGAAATCAGGTTATCGGATGACGAGTCCTTTAATGCAAAATAGGTCGCGTCGAAAGGATCGGAACCATTCCAGTACAGCGGCGACGTGTAGAACTTTTGCGAGCCTGGATCGTTGAATACGAACCAGCCATCGATAAACGCAATACGACTGGCAGGTGTGCCAAAAACATTCCATGCCGTCGAAGTCAGGTTGTAGGAATAAATCGCACTACCGTCTGCAATCGCGACGATCTTCGCCGGTCCATTATCCCGCATTGATACCTTGCCGGAACTAGTCGCGAGCATACCTATTTTCGTCAAAATAGCACCATCAAATAGGTAGGCAGTATTGCCGATCACCACCACAGATCTGGTATTACCCGGCAGTTCCCACATTCCGCGCACTTCGCCACCGGACGGGCCGACCGCGACCGACACAAGTCCGGGGCACCCGAGCAATGCCACCGGACTCTTGGCGTCCGGATTCGGATCGATTTCCAGATACCAATTAATCAATTGCTGCGCATCCTGCATCGGATTGGCAGCGGTGTAGGCTGGACCGATGAAGTTAAATGCACCCATTAGAACCCGCCGTGGAGGATGAACCCGGCATCATTGCCATTCCCAGCAACAATCGCCCCGTCATAACCGGAAATGCCGACCGGCGTCATGTTGACTGCCTTGATGGCCTTCTTCGTCATGCGCGCCTGCTCGACCAATGATGGCGATGGCTCGGTGCCATACTCGGGCGCAAGCAGCAAGGCAAGATTGGTCTGTAGCCCAAGAATATAGCCCTGAGGCAGCGACACGGGCGTCGTCAGGTCGGGGAAGACACTAAACAGCATGTCTGTCCAGAAGTGGAACTCGGACCCCATCGACGGCACCGGCCACACGATCAATTCGGCGAGCGGATAGCTCGTGTTGTAATACATGACCTTTGGCCATGGCCCCGGCTGACTTTTCAAGCCGATGGCTGCGTATTGGTCGTAATCGATTTCGTTACAAGGATAATCGACGGATGATCCGGTAGCGGATAGCCGCGTATATGCGCCCGAAATGCGCAGCGGACGGTCAATGTTGAAATTGCCGCCAATTCCGATTGTATAGGTCGATTGTCCAGGGTTGAACGTCAGCACATTTTCGACGTTGTTAAACACCGTCAAATGCTCCGTGCTCCAAATATCGAGCAGCGCATTCAACTGCTCTAGCGCCGAGGAAGAATCTTCGCCTGTGAGCGTTTCGCCCACAGCATATGCGCCGATCTTGCGCAATGCGCCTTGGATGATATCGAGTGCAGTCGTCATAGCGGCAATCCAGAAAGGAGCCGAGTTTCCCCGGCCCCGGTTACATTACGGCAGGGGCAGCGACGATGGGAGGCCACCGGCAAGCGCCGCAGCCATCGGACGCGTCACGTTGAGGACATACGCCTCGCTGGCGGTCGGCGTGATCGAGCCAACCGTAGCATTGGCGAACGTGATGGCGAGGGTATTCGCCGCCGATACGCGCGAGTTGACAATGCCGATACCCGCTTGCGCAGTCGGCTTCACCACATTGACGAAATCGCCAACAATCAGGCCGGTGACGGTGAATGTCTGCTCAGCAGTGGTATTTGCCGCCACAGCTACAGGCGACAACACCACACTCAACAGGGCGTCAAGTTGGATATTGCCGAATGCGATCATGCTTGGGCCGTTAGCCGTAGTGGCTGGGCCTGGATTAGTAGTGCTCATGATGATTCCTTTCAGTATGGCCTATTCAGGCCGGGTTCATTCAACATGCTTCCAACTGCGTCTCTTGCGAATATGCTGAACTGCTCCTGCTGACAGATTATATTGCGCGGCGAGCTTTCTAATCGAGATTGTTGATGCCCGAATTGCGCGAACATCATCTTCCGTCATTAATGCCCTGCCATGCGATTCGCCCGATGTTCTAGGCTTACCCCACCTTTGCTTCGACCCAGCATCAGCCATATTTGCCGACTGGTCACCTAAAAATAGGTGCTCTGGATTCACACAGCATGGGTTATCGCATTTATGCAATACGCCCATCGTCTGATAATGATTACTGTCGGTCGGGATTTCTCCCTTGAACAGCATCCATGACACACGATGCGAAAGCTCTCGTTGACCCTTGTAGCGAAATTGCCCGTAACCCAGTGGGGTTCGTGACGCATTCCACTCCCAGCAGCCTGATTCCACCTTATTCACCTTAGCCATAAAACGATCCTCATCGGATGCGTTACGAATGACCTGGCGAACCGGCTTAGTCATATCTCGTCCTGTGCGCAGCCGATCATAATGGGCCTTGCATAGTCCTTTTACGAAAGCTTCCTTGTCACATTCCTTAATACAGCACATCTTCATAATACCCCCGTTGTTTATTTTAACTACAGGAGTATTATCGCTCAATGACGCAGAATTAGCCAGCGACTCGGCACGACATTTCCCTATAGAGAGGGGCAATGCCGTACAATACATCGATCCTTGTCGGCAGGGCATCGTTATTTATAGTATACTGTCTAACGACGCGCATCGACATACCGATATCCTTGTGGGACGCACGCGCCGCCATGTCCACGCCACCCGGCAGCGGCAAATCAGCCGATACGAGGGTGAAGGCGTCACGGTGGAAGGCCAGCGATTGAGGGCTGGTCTTGTTGGTCGCGTACAGGCTGATGTTGGCGCTGTTCGCCGGAGCCGCCGACACGTTCTGGAACTGGCCGGCAGTGATCGCAGCGGTAGCCACGGTCACTTGCAGCAGGCCCGAACCGTCCGACGTGTAGGTGCCGCCGGTGACGTTCCCGAAGATGTCGGTGGTTGGCGCAAAGGTGCCGTTCGACGGCGTGCCAACTGGCGGACGCACGACGAAGTAGCGCACTTGGTTGACCGCCGAGCGGTTCTGCGGGTTGACCATGTTGACGTTGGCAATCGAGAAGATATCACCAACGTTCAGTACTGCGGTCGATGCGGTCCAGCCCTTCGTTTGCATCGTGCCCGAATCAGCCCAGCCGGTCGAAATCACCGCCGACGAGGTGCCGGTGGTGCTGAACTGCGGCGAGCCGGCCAGCGTGGCGAACACTTGTGAGCTGATGTTCTGGTCCATGAACCAGTCAAATCCGACCGTCTGCTTGGTAATCAGGCCTTTCTTGTACTGGTCGCTGATCTGCGCTTGCGGGTTGAACAGGCCGGTCAGGGAGCCGGTCATGCTCGCTTGCGTGAACTGATCGAGCACCATAGAGCGCATGCCGTCGCGCGGTACGCCTTCGGTGTCGAGCAGCGCGCCAGCGGACAGGAACGGGGTCAGCGTGGTGGGTGCGGTGCCAGCGGTGCCGACGATGTTTGCAGTGTTGATCCGCATTTGCGTGGCCAGGTCGAAATCGACGCGGTTGGCGATGGTGGCGATCTTCGGCTTCAGTACGCGCGACGAGAACATATCCATCGACAGCAGCAAGTCGCTGGTGATGAATTGCGTATCGACGTGGAACTGATTGGTCAGGGTAACGGCAGTGCTGGACTCGGTGAACGCTTCCACGTTCAGCGCCGGGCCAGCCGTACCGATGAACCGCGCCGGGCGGCGAACGTTCACGGTGTAGCCGATCTTGGCACCGTCGATGCCGAAGCGATCGTCATATTCACGGTTGACCTTATCGGCCAAGGTGAGTTCGTTCTCGAAGATCATCAACGATTCGTTGGTGATGTCCGAAATATTAAGCAAGGTATTAGAGGCCATGATTCACATTCCTACAGAGGGTTGATTTAGCCTTATCGCTTCTTTTCAGCAGCGCGTCGGGTGCGGTATTCATCGAAGCTCTTGGCCGGGCCGGGGTCCAATGCGCGACCATCCTTGATCGGCACAACTGGCGCGGGGGCCTTCGATACTTCGGGCGCAGGCTTGGCTTTCGTTTCGGTCTTCGGGGCTGGCGCTTCGTCTTCGAGCAAGCGGTCTTCCAGCTTTCCCAGTTGACGCAGTGCGGACGTGGGCGACATCGCAGCGAATCGCTTCGCTTCGTCTGGATTCGAGGCGAAGTAGTAGGCCAGATGCGGGCCAACGTCGCTTTCGAGCAGCGCTTGGTGGATATGCCCCGGCAGCATGATGTCGGACTTGCCCAACACTTCGGCGTAGTCGTCAATCTCGGCCTTGGCCTTTTCCTGATTGCGCTTCCAGTTGTTCGCTAACTCGTCCTGCTGGCGCTGCATCTGCGCTTCAACATGCTCGCGCTCACGCTTTGCCAACACTTGCGTTGCCTTCCATTCGGCCACCGCATCGGTGTACTCGTCTTCGTCCGTGAATTGATTGCGGGCGGGGCGAGCTTCTTCCTTTACGGGTTCGGCGCGAACAGACAGCGATTCCAGCTTGGCACGCAGTTCGCTCGCTTCCCGCTTGGCCGATTCGGCCTCGCTTTCGGCAGCACGACGCTTGTCCACCAGCTCAGAAATACGCTCCTGAAACCGATTCTTCTTTCCTTCCTGCTGCCCATCGCTGCCGGTGTCAGCCTTGGATTCCTCTTTCGATTTGTCCTCTGGCTCCGCTTCTTTCGCTTGCGGTGCGTACATGGCTGCAATGGTTTCGCTCGTTACCAAAACTGGGGTAACGCGCTCCGCGTGGCGTGCGGTGGCCGAATCATCCTGCTTCTGCTGGTCAGTGCTCATGAGTCTTTCTCACGTATGGTCCCGGTGAAAGCTCGCCGGTAAGCCGTTGACGCGTGCGTGCGTCATTCGGGGTTGAAATCGTTATACGGTGGGCTATCCTTGCCCAGTTCCAGATCGGTCTGCGCATCAAGCAGCGCCTCGCGCCATGACTCGTCGTTGCGTAATGTGGTGTCCTGAATCTTGGTGTGGCCGGCCACTTCCGCGCGCATGTTCGCAGCGTGCTCCTTGGCCAGGAGGCGTTTGTTCTCGCCGCCTTGGCGCAACTCTTCCTGCTCTTTCTCGTGCGCGGCCCACAATTGGTCGGAGGCGAGCTTGCCCTGCTGGCGCAACTGCTCGACGCCTTCGCGGGACTTCTTCTCCATTTCCAACTGTTGATTCTGCTGCTGGAGTTGCTGAACCTTGCCCATGAGCTGCGCCATGAACGCCTTGGCGTCGTCGGGCAGATCCTTCGGCAGTTCCTTTTCGGCCATGGCGATGGGATTGGCTGCGGCGAGACGGTCGGCCACATCGCTGGACGCCTCGAAATCCATCTGGCGCACGACCAAATCGCCCGCAACCTGTGCTACTTGCGGCATGGTCTTGAGCAGGCCGAGCAGCATATCGGCGTTCTCCTGGCGCTTGGTCTGATAGCCCGGCCCGGTATCCATCACCACGTCATAGCTGCCCACGGTCACATCATTGAGCACCGACTGAATCGCATTCATCTCGTCGCGCTGCTTCTCGTTGATCGTCACACTTTGCGGCACGCCATCAACGCCGAGAATGCGAATCACGCGCTGGGTATCGTAGTAATGCGGGATCAGGTCGAGCAGCACGCAGCCGGTGTGGCTGATGGTGCGGGTCAGATTGTCGTAGAAGTGGTAATTCGACATATCCGACTGGCCCTGACGCTGGCGGACCATCGTCCCCGATGTCTCATTGCCGCCAGCACCGAGGGCCGGATCGAACATGCCTGCGACTGCTTTCAGGTCGTCGGATGCCGCCATAGCCGCATTGACGCTGGCGGCTGGCACCTGCTGCGGCGTGAGACGCTGCGGCGGCGGCAAGGGGCTGTCCTGCTCGTCGTGAACGGGCTTGTACACGAGGCGCGAATAGGATTTCTTATTGGCGCTGCGCCATTCGTCTTCGTGGCCCTCATCTTGGCCTTCAGCCATCAGCCATGGGGCAAGCGGGGCCAAAGCGACAAACTCTGTCTCCTGCGTGCGCCAATAGTTGTACATGCGCTGCGGGTCTTTCAGTTGCCGCACCATGCCGAACCGCTGAATCTTGCCGTTATCGATGGTTTCAGCACCGCAGGCGCGCATCACCGGAATGTATTTGCCGGGCAGTTCGCGCTTTTCCAGTTCTTCCAGCGCCGACATCATCGACCACTTGAGCTGGCGGCGCATGGTTTCGCGCTCATGGATGATCGTCATGCCATCGGCTTCGATCCGGTCCATGTCAATCTGCGACTTGAACTTCTTCGAT